AGTAGGAAACACGATTTAGATTTGCGTAAAAGAAAACGCAAATGATCTGGGTCATAACAGCCATGTTATGGTATCAGGATATTGATAAGCCAATATATACTGATTACTTGCTAAAATCTTTTGACACAAAACAAGAGTGTTTAGACTTTGTTTTTTGGAACAAGGTTGAAATGCTCATGGAACTAGCTGAAGAAAAAGGCACATATGAGGGTCAATCCCTAAAAACATGGACTTTTTATTGTGAAAATAGGAGACTAGACGAAGTATGATAAAAGTTGGTGATTTATTCAAGCAAGGTATTTGTATTGTTTGTAAGATACCTTTATTTGGGTACAAAAAAATAACTCGCAAATATTGCGGCAAGTGTAATGAAGAAAAAAGTTGAATTACCAGAGTTTATAAATTTATCTCATTATCGTATTCAAATTATACAAATCAATAACCATATATCATATGAGTTGGCTGAACAGCAAGGTAGCTTTCATTCAAGAGAGATGAAGATATATGTTGATGAGACGATTATTGAGAGAGGCGGTACAATTGCTGTGGACTTGGTGAAGCATGAGCTTCTCCATGCAATATTCTATCTGAGGCAAATGGACGACAAAAAAGAAGAAGATATTGTAAATGGTATGGCTACACACTATACCGAGATTGAAAAGAACAATCCAGATTATGTGAGGTGGAAACTTCAAAACTTAAATTAAACTGTATAAACAGGGTTTACTCAAACAAGAGGTAAAAATGGGAAGAAAAACACTACTATATTCAGAAGCAAAAGACAGACTATTACTTGCAATCACTAAGGGACTAACAATCCTTGATGCGTGTGAATATGCGGGAATATCTGAACAAACATATTATAATTGGTTGAACAAAGATGTTAAGTCTATTGCAAATGAGGAAGATAAAAAAAAATATCTTGAGTTTTTAGAGTCTCTAAAAAAAGCTCAATCTGAATGCCAAATGTATTGTTTGGATTTCATAATGAAAGATAAATCTTGGCAATCTAAGGCTTGGGTATTAGAGAGAAGATTCCCTGATAGATGGGCTAAAAAAGATATGACAATCAATGAAAACAATGAGAAGGTTATAAACTTTACATACGGATAATGCACTTAATTCACGATGATTGTTTAAATGCTATGGCTAAATTGTCAGATAAAAGCATTGATTTAATACTTACTGATCCACCTTATGGAACTACACAATGTAAGTGGGATAGCATAATTCCATTTGAGCCTATGTGGAAAGAACTTAAAAGAATTATAAAATATAATGGTTGTATAGCTTTATTTGGAACAGAGCCATTTAGCTCTCATTTAAGATTATCGAATTTAGATTGGTTTAAATATGACTGGGTTTGGAATAAAAATAGTTCTACTGGTTTTATGAACGCAAAGTTAAGACCAATGAACACTATAGAAATTATAAGTATTTTTTCTAATGGAAGAACAAGTCCGAATAAAATAAGTAATATGGTTTATTATCCGCAAGGATTACTTAAACATAATAAGAGAGCCAAATCAGGAAATAAACCTGATAAAGAAAATAGTAAATATAGAGAAAATTCTTCTCCAGCTAATAAAGGTGGTTATATTCAAAAATATACAAACTATCCTAAAAATTATATAACATATGGGTATCAAAAAAAAGCAGTACACCCAACACAAAAACCAGTAGATTTATTAGAATATCTAATTAAAACCTACACTCTTGAAAAAGAAACTGTTTTAGATTTTACAATGGGCAGTGGCTCAACTGGTGTTGCTTGTAAGAATATAAATAGAAATTTTATAGGAGTAGAGTCAGATCAAAACTATTTCAATATTGCAAAAGAACGAATAGAAAGTATTTTAATATAATGGCTAAATATAGAGGTAGAGATGTCAAACTAAACAAACCTAGTCGTGGAGATGTGAAGAAGTTTAAGGTTTTCGTAAGAGACAAGAAAACAGGCAATGTAAAGAAGATTAACTTTGGGCAAAAAGGTATGAGTATTGGTAGGAACGATCCAGCTAGAAGAAGATCATTTAATGCGAGAATGGGTGCAATATTAGATGATGTAAAAGGACAGAAAACACTATCACCAGCTTATTGGTCATTACAAGCATGGAAAAAAGGCTTTAAATTGTGAATAATAACCAAAAGATTATGCAATGGCTTAATCAAACAGTTAATGGCTTAAAGCCAACTGAGGAAAAAGAATTTTATTTTAATAGTGATTATGCTGGTCGGAAAGTAACCATAAAAGTAAAGATTGATGCCCTTAACAGCAACACAGAAACAAGTAGTCCAGAGCAAAGCTAGAAACAGAGTATTAGTAACTGGGCGAAGGTTTGGAAAAACTTATTTAGCAATAGGTGAGTTGCTAAAATATGCTTGCCAAGAGCCAAAACAAAAGGTCTGGTATGTTGCACCAACTTACAGACAGGCAAGACAAATTTGTTGGGCTAAACTCAAAGAGGTTGCAGTAGCTAATAATTTAATAAGTTACATCAACGAAACAGATTTAACTATTAGATTACATAACAATTCTGAAATCTCACTAAGAGGTGCAGATAGATCATCTGACAGCCTTAGAGGTGTTGGTTTGGACTTTCTTTGCATAGATGAAGCGGCTGATGTACCCTCAGAGGCTTGGTATAGTGTTCTGAGACCAACACTATCAGATCGAAGTGTAAAGGGTGATGCTTTATTTTGCGGTACTCCAAGAGGTTATGGAAACTGGTTTTATGATATTTTTTGCAAGGGCAAAGAAGATAAGGAGTGGACTAGCTTTCAGTTTACAACCCTTGATGGTGGTCAAGTCGATCAGGACGAGATAGACTCAGCAAAGAATGATCTTGATGAACGGACATTCAGACAAGAATATCTTGCAACATTTGAAACATATGCTGGTGCTATATATTATAATTTTGATCGAGACGATAATGTTAGAAATTTGAAAGATAACAATACTGCTTTACATATCGGAATGGATTTCAACATTGATCCGATGTCTGCGGCAATCTTTCAGTTACACAACAACACTATGAATTTTATTGATGAGATCGTAATATACTCGTCAAATACAGATGAGTTAGTCAAAGAGATCAAGGCAAGATACCCAAACAGATCAATCATTGTCTATCCTGATCCAGCTAGTAGGCAACGCAAGACTTCTGCTGGTGGACGAACTGATTTAAATATATTACAAAATGCTGGATTTACAGTAAGAGTGAAGAATGTTCACCCTCAGATAAGAGATAGAATAAATGCTGTAAACTCTCGGCTAAAGAATACAAACGAGCAAAGAATGATGTTTATTGACCCTAAGTGTAAGAACATTATTAGAGGCTTGGAAAGACACCTTTACAAAGAGGGAACTACGCAACCTGATAAGGATAGCGGATTTGACCATATGAACGATGCGATTGGATATGCAGTAGATTATTTGTTCCCTATAAGAAAACAATACACAAAACAATTACCTCAGAGATGGAGCGTTAAATAATGTACTCAATAAGTGAAAACATGGAGTCCTTAATTCAAGATAAAGAATTTTTGGAAAATAAACACAGCAACTATGATCTAATGATTTCAAGATGGAATTTCTATTTAAGATCATACTTAGGCGGTGAAGAATATAGATCAGGCGGTTTCTTGCATGAATACGCATTAGAATTAGATTTAGAATATCAAAACAGAGTTAATTACACACCAATAGACAATCATTGTAGAAACATCATAAGCATTTACTCTAGTTTTCTATTTAGAGTGCCGCCAACTAGAAACTATGGGACATTGGAAAGTGATCCTAGTTTAGAATCATTCTTAACTGATACAGACTTAGACGGACAGAACTTTAATGCGTTTATGAAGAACGCACAGACTTATTCTAGTGTGTATGGCAATGTATGGATATTTGTAGACAAGCCAGAAAGCAACGCACAAACAAGAGCAGAAGAACTTAGTCAAGACATAAGACCTTATCTGACAATGATAACTCCAGATAATGTGATGGACTGGAACTATGTTAGAGCGGCAAGTGGTCGGTATGTATTAGATTACATCAAGGTTAGAGAAGAAGTTACATCTGATGGATCGTATTACAGAATGTGGACACCTAATGAAATTTCTTATGTGTTTGTGCCTAAGACTGGTAAATCAAAGATTATTGAAAGAAAACCAAATCAAATTGGAACAATACCAGCTATCTGTTTGTATAACAAAAGATCACCCAGACAAGGTGTTGGAATTAGTGATTTGACAGATGTTGCATTATTGCAACAGTCTATTTACAACGAATTATCTGAGATGGAACAGTTAATAAGATTATCTAATCACCCTAGCTTAGTTAAAACTCAAGGAGTTGAAGCTAGTGCTGGTGCTGGTGCGGTTATATCAATGCCAGATGATCTAGATAGCGGCTTGAAACCTTTTCTATTACAACCGAGTGGATCAAACCTTAGTGAAATCAGATCATCTATCGAACAGAAGATTGAGATGATAGATAGAGCAACTCATATGTCAGGTGTAAGACAGACTAAGACTCAAGTACAATCTGGGATTGCTTTACAGACTGAGTTTGAAAACCTCAACTCGGTATTGAGTGAGAAAGCTGATCTATTAGAGAACGCAGAGGAGCAGATTTGGAGTCTATGGGCTATGTGGCAAGGCAAAGCATTTGATGGTGAGATTGATTATCCAGATAGCTTTAATCTTAGAGACTATGCGTCTGATCTTGCATACTTACAACAAGCAAAAGCAAGTGGTGTTAGATCAAGCACATTCCAAAAAGAGATTGATAAACAAATTGTAGGTGCGGTGATTGATGATGATGCAGTAATCAGTACGATCAATGACGAGATCACAGCACAGTCAGAAGTGGGAGTATTTGAAACAGCACAAACAGAAGCAGAAGTAGCTGAAGAAGATGCCGAGTAAGATAGACTTATCTGAAGATAGTAAGGTTAGTTTACCAGCAAAAAACTTAATTGCTATTTTAGCGGCTGTTGCCATAGGAACATTCTCGTATTTTAATCTGTTAGAAAGATTAACACTTGTCGAGACTGAACTGCAACTGATTACAAAAGACCTAGAGGCGGCTAACGACTTCATTGATGGAGTTCCAAAAGGCGATATGGTTAGTCCTCAGATACAAGAATTGTTTATGTTGGTTGAGTTTCTCTCTGAGAATGTAGATAAACTTAAACTACAAATGGAACAAGAAATACCATTGATACAGAAGAACGATATGGTTATTCAGTTTCACGAAGAAAGAATAATTGATCTTGAAGAAAAAAATGGAACTCACTGATGATCGAATTAGTATTTGTAATGATGATGATAAAAGATGGTGACAAGGTACTAGAGTATGTTCCAACTCAAGGTATGTCTGATTGTTTATCTCAAAAACGAGTGGTATCAAGACAGATAGGTGAGGAGCAAGAAGGCATTTATGTAAAATGTAGTGAGTTAAAAGTGGAGTTAGAGAACGATATGGGAAGGTTAAGAATTAAGAGAATTATCGAATGATGTGTAAACATTGTGAACATTCATGTCATTGCAATCATAAGTGTACTGTTTGTGAGTGTTTGAATTGTGAGCATAACGCATTAGATGATTTTTGGAAAAGATTAGATGAGAAAGAGCAAGACATATTCAGCCCATGTTGCTGTTCATAAGGGAACTTCTATTGGTCGTAATCCAATAACAAGTACAATGAACAAGAAGAAAAAGGCTAATTTTAAAAAATACAGAGGGCAAGGCAAGAGAAGATAATGGATAAGATTGAGAAACTTGCACAATTAAGAGAAAATCTTGTAGACGATATTGAGTTAAGACATAACAACAGACTTAACATTGCATTAGAAAATTTAGAAAAAGATGTTGTTAAAATTGCGAATGAATTACCACAAAGACAAGGTAAATTATTTGAGGCTAGACTTGCAGTAGAGATCAGACCCAAACTTAAACAAGCCATAGATAAACATTATGTTTTATGGGCTGATAATACAGTTAGAGAATATGATAAGGTTGCAAAGTTAGTCGTTGCAAACATGAAAGACTTACCAATCCCAGCTAAGTTCAAAACACTTACTGAGATTGATATTCAAACCATAACTAATCTTAAAAGATTGAAATTTACTGGTTTTTTAGATATTGCAACAGAGACTACTAATGCACTTGCTGATAA